ACAATATTAGCACCACCAATTAATTCAATCTGCTGAATATTTCCAGCTAATAGATTTACTTCTAATTTTCCCGGAGTAGCATTTCCGATATAAACAGTTTGATCCGAATATATGTGCATAATGTATTCTGCACCTACTTCGTTAGCATAAACGGCCTCAACTGTTAAATTACTGTTTGGGATGGAAATATTTCCATTTGGAGTAATTACTATTGAGCCAAAAACTAATGCTAAATTGGCATTATTAACAAATCCAACGATAGCATTACTTAAATTTGGTGTAGTAATTTCATAACCGTCGGGCAATGTAACATTTTGACCATTACACGCTACCCATCCATTTGGTATAAATGTTTGTTTATATAATACAATACTCCCAATTGGTATATTGTCTATAAATTGAGCAGATTGTATAAATCCATTTCCATCTACACCTATAGTATTATATACTCCCGGTGATACATTTGTATTAATTATTAAGTTTGTTTCAACTATAATATTAGCACTAGAATCAAATGGTTGTGACACGCCAAGCGCAGCACCCGAAATTATAATTTCTGAATCATTAATAAATGCGTAAGTATTTGATACAGTTGCAGAAATTATATTAGCAGAAAAATTATTATTTTGGTCTCGTAAAACTAACGTTTCTGCTATCTCTTCAGATGTTGCTAGATTTGAATTAACTGGGGTATATTGTAATGCTGTAACAATATCATTATAAGCTACATTACTAAAGTTAATTATTTGTCCATAATTTGATACAGTAACATTGCTCCAATATCCGCCAACAGATACATTACTATTACCTACATATACATTACTAAACGAGACATTTAAATTAACATTAGATGAACCATCGAATAATACATTACTATATACAGCACCACTTAATATTATATTAGATTTATTTACAAATTCGTTGGCAACAGTTACAACGCCACAAAATATAGAAGCGTTAGTACCTAATGTAATTCCTTGCTGGATTCCGTTTGAAAACAATGGTGCAAATAGATATGGTTTAGAGTTTAATAACAAATACTGTGGCAGATAATTCTGTGAAATCATTATAGTGCTTGATACCGCTACTATTAGATCATTACAAATACTTACTAAGATACTTGGATTACCACTATAATTTGTTAAAGGTATAGGAACATAAGCAGCTGATAAATTTATAGGTTGTGAAAGTATGTCCCATGCAGAATCATTATATAGTTTTAATATAGTAGTGCTTTCATCATACCAAATCTGGCCATCTGATGGTAATGATGGAGAATTATCACTTGCAAAATTTTGCAATAGATTAATAAAATTTTGGTTGGTAGCTTGACCAAAATTTGGAGCATTATTACCAAATAGAGTCAAGTCCGTAGCGGTATTGTTTATTGTACCATCAGGTATAATAACTAATAATGTTCCGTTTGAATTTGTTATGCTAAATGGCATCAATATACCTTTAAATTATTGGACACACATTATCCAAAATGCGCCACCTAGTGATATATTAGTTAAATTAGGAGTAATAAAAGTGCCACTCGGATTAGTAAAAGTCTGACCATTACATATAATCCAACCAGTTGGTATAAAATCGGGATTAGTATATAATGTCATTGAGCCAAGTGGTGGAGATGATATTAATGATCCGCCAATTACTCTTCCTTTATTATCAACACTAACTGTATTAAATGTACCAGGTATCAGATTAGCTATAGGAGCTAACTGTACATTAATAAGTACATTACTTGCACCATTGAAACTTCCTGCTCCAATTACGTCACCATTTATTCCCACCATTATAGGATTAACTAATGCCATAGCGGTCGTAGCCGTGCCAGTTATAAGATTGGCAGCAAAATTACTATTGGAATCTCTACTTACAATTGTATTTGCAACTGCATTTATACTGATATTAGCTCCATTATAAGGAACATATCCTAGTGCTGTGATGACATCACTATTAACTATATTACCACCACCTATAATATATCCAGTATTACCAACGTATACTTTAGTATATGTTCCTGCTACGGTTACATTTGTATTGCCTACATAAACATTAGAGAATGATGTGTATATATTAACATCTGAACTACCGTCAAAATATACATTACCATTAATTGCTCCACCTAGTGTAATATTTCTACTAGTTGTTAATATATTGGCGCTAGTTGCAGTTCCTATAAATTCGTATCCTGTAGCCAAATTAATGCCCGGATACAATCCACCAGAAAATAATGAATTTAGAAAATATCTAACATCGCTAATAACCACATAATTTGGTAAACTGGATGCTGGTATATATGTAGCCGTTGCAATAGTTATTATTTGATTCTGAGCTATTGTGATAGAAACACTTATATTGTTTGGCCCAATTAATGCTGTTGCTGTACCACTTGTTCCATCGAATGGAGATACAACCGTCGTCCACAATGAACCATCAAATAATTGTAAATTATTAGTTGTAGTATTATAATAGAATTGACCTATTAATGGATTTATTGGACTTACGGTACTTGCAAAATTCTGTAATAGATCAATAAAATTTTGGTCTATAGCTAGACCAAAATTCAATGCATTTCTACCAATAAGAGACAGACTACTTGAAGTAGTGTTAATTGTATTATCAGAAATAATTACTAATGGAGTACCATCAGCGTTGGTTATGCTGTACGGCATAGTTTAACCTCACAATCCACCTTGACCTGGTTCTTCTGCAGGTGCACCATAGATAATTTCTAAAGTATCCATTCTCATATGATTTTCAAGATCTTGTGCCGCTCTCATCTTTTTTAGTTTATTAAGATTACGAAGCGTCATTCCAACTTTACGGGTATTGTTAAAGTGAGCTTGATTAAGCTTATCTTTTCCAATATCCCGATATCCCATATCAATCTCGCCAGCTCTCATAGTCTATGTTCCTTTTATATATTTATTAAACTGCTCCGCCAGGTCCTGCTCCACCTGATGGAGCTGCACCCCCTTGATTATTAGGTGGTGTTGCTCCACCTTGACCTTGTGTTGGACCACCATTTCCGCCCGGCTGTTCACCTTCTGGTGGTTGATCTAATCCTAGATCGCCTAAGTCACCTTCTGGCTCACTACGTATTCCAACCCCTCCAAGACCCAACTGATCACCACCTATTGGCGCAGCACCAGTCTTCTCCTTGACTTTCTTAGTATTTTCTTCTTTCCACATTTGCTCGTTCTTAAGAATCTCTTCTTCAGACCAACCAAGATAACGCTCAAGAGCAAATCGTTTAGAAACATATCTGGCTGCTTCAGTACTCATCAAACTACTAAAAACTTGGATCTGTTCAGCGTCAACTTGCATCTGTCGATATTGACTAAAGCTTTGAGGTGGGAAGAATTGTACTTCAAACAAATTGCTTTGAATTTCGATACCACGTTGCTTAAGGAACATTTTAAATTCCTTGTCAATGTGAGGTGCCATTAGATTTTGCAATCTCTGACAATACTTACTGAATCTGTACTCTTGAATATAAGCTGTACCTATCTTACCATCACTATACTGAGTGGTACCATCGTCTGCACCAGTTGGTAGATAGCTACTAGGAACACCTAACCCTCGAATCATTTTGTTGTTAAAGTACTTTAAGTCGTCGATTGTACCCAAGTTTTCACCACCTGGTAAGGTTTCAATTCGTGTGCCCTTACCTTCAGCGTTTGTTGCTAGGTAAAAATCCTCGTTAATAGCTATTGGATTGTATGCTGCGTCAATTACGCTTTGGCCACCACCTGAACGATTAGGTATACGTCTCTGATATATTTCGTTCTTGATTCTTTCAACGTATTGCATAGCTCGAGGTCCACTTAGTGACCCTACATCGATATAGAACACACGACGTTCTGGTGCTCTAACTATACGATAAATTAGAATTGCGTCTTCAAGTAAATCCTTTTGCTTGTAAACCTTGTAAATACTTTCAAGTATACTAGTTCCAAATGGCCATTGATTATCTAAACCTTCGCTTAGGCTCAAGTGTAGAACATGTTCGGCATTAATAGCTGATTGATTTGGCATATTGTCAAATCTACTGTTTCTACTACCTGGACTGTTAGATATACCATAATTTACAGTCCCTGCACCAGCACCTGGATTACCACTTCTAGGATAACCACCAGGGAATGCATATTGGTCATGTACTAACATATTAGTACCGACCAATGACATTAAATTAAGGTCTAAATCTTTAACAACATATTGCTCAATATCTTTACCTTTACTCTCATTTACAATCAGTTTCTCTACTTTTGTAGGATCAATCCATATTAATTTGAATGTTTCTGGATCTCTAACAAAGATTTGATCTCCATACTTAATTGTGTTTCTAAACATCTTCCACAAACGTTGCTGCCATTTATTAAGACTGCACCACTGTGACATTGATTCTTTTAATAGAGTAATTTCTGTTTCGGTTAATTTACCTTTATAGTTAAAAGTAAACGGTTCTTCACTGACTTCGTAATTTTGTGTACTGAAATCACTAATAGTATCAAGTGCTTTGCTTATTTCTGAATCTAAATCCATAGACTCATAAGAAATATAACGTTCTATACGGTTAGGAGCACCACTGTAGACTTCTGGTAAAAAACTATTATACTTTACTGAGCTACCATGTCCCGCTGTACCGCCATCGCTATTTTGTCTGGCCAGCTTCTGCTGTAATCTGGCTTGTGTTGGTACGGCCGAAAAATATTTTTTCCATGACGCCACTATATTTCTCCATATATTGATTCGTAAGATATTTAGCAACAAATAACTGTTAATATAAATATTAAATATCAAACGTCGTTTTAAAGGGTTATTTAATGAGATTCAAAGATTTAATTATGGAAACTGGGTTAGATTTAAGTCAGTTGAAAAAACACGGTGGCCAATATTTTGATAGACTAATATCAAAAATCCAAAATGGTGAAAAATTTGAAGTTCAGCCAAATTATGCTCACAAATTTCCAGACGGAGTAGTAATTGATCCAAGTGAGATAGATAGATTATTACAGGCTTATTATCTAGATGGTAATAAAAATAATGTTGAAACTGATGCAGGTGATAATGTTATAGTTGTCGATCGAGCAGCATTACGCCAACCTGTAAAATTGTCAAATAGTGACCAGACTGTACCACTTGGCGCATTAGCAAAGAATGCTGACTTCAAAGATAAGTCAAATATCAATGGGGGAGTAATGGCCGAAGGCATTCTTGGCGCAGCATTAACAGCTAAATTCATAAAAAAAGGTGAAGAAATCGAGTTTACTGATGTAGGTAATGTATTGTACCAAATGACCCCTAAAGCTATTGGTAAATCATCAAGTGCTGTTATGGGTACGTATGAAAATGTAATATCATATGATTCAGGTAAAGAAGACCAGGTATTATTTGTATTGAAACTTAGTAACAACGAATTTGGTCCATTGGTTACAATAATTAAAAATCGAGAAACGCTTGACCCAAAAATTAAAAGTTTAATCAATTCGGCTATATTGTATGTAAACAGCAAACAAGAAGGTATTTCAAATGCAATTAAGATAGTGCTTAGTAACGATGAGAACAATTTAATCGAAATTGTGTCAGATGGAATAAGCGATAACAAAGGTACAAAAGCCGATCTGTCATTAAGAATCAACGGTACCGTTATCAAGCTTATAAGTTTGAAATCAATGGGAGTTAGACAATTTGGGCAAATTAGTGGTCATAGGTTCGAAAATTTCCAAAACTTTATAAGTGATTTGTTTGATATAGATATTACTAAACATGCTTCTAAATTTACTAAAAAATTAGGGGTTGAAGCAGCAAAATATAATCACGACGTGATATCTACTATATACAAAAATGACATTGGTCCAGAAATCAAAGACCAACTATCAAAAGGACCAAAAACAGAAGCACATTTTATACAAAAACTTGTTAAAGGTATAGTCAGACATGCCATTGGTGATTCTGAGGTCGAATTAGTTAAATTTGATCGTGCATTAGCTGGTGGTTATAAAATTTTGAAAATTGATCATAACCTAATCAACTTAGTAAAAGATATTAAATTTACGGTTGAAGTAGTTCCTGATAGAGCAATATTGAAAATATTTGGTCAACCCACTAGTGATGAATTAATTGATAAATTTGGGTCTGATGAACCAATGGAATTACTTCAGTTGAGAAGTAAATTGGAAATAAAACAGGGTTACGTAAGAAATATCTTAGAAATGGGTAAATTATTAGAAGATTTAACTACTGTTGAATCTGTCAAGGCCCCTGTTGCAATTTCTAAGAAAGCATTACAGAAAATGAAAGATGCATCGGTTGGTAAAATTACTAAGTCTGGTGAGAAGGATATACGTGATACTAAAGTAAGTGATAAGTTAGCATTGGGTAGAGCTAAGAAAGCTTAATATCATAGTAGTCTAAGACCGTCTCCTAGTATTCTTTTAACTTCTATTTGTATACTTTTTTCTATTATTTGTATTTCTGACCAATTTATGTTTGTATGTTTTAATCTATCAATTAAGCCAACAATAAACATACAATTACCATATAACCCTAAACTATCTTTGAATTTCGTTAATATAAATTTAAGTATAACATCTTTATATTTGTTTAGTAGTTCTTCTAAGCCAGGAGTATTCTCTACTTTTAGTTCAAAACTATTTATATCATGCAATGCCTGACCTACTAATCCTATTTCTAATGCTTGTCTGACAGAATTGATAGCACCAGGTGCATGGGCTTCATTGAGTTTTATATCATTACATATGAAATTAAAAGCACGCATATTATGCACTCATTATCTTGTGTATTCTATCAGCTTCTTCGGCATCAGTTCGTATGTCGCCCGGTTTCTTGTTTTCAGCACTTAATAAACTATTTGCCAAATCTGAAAGAAGTTTAAGTCTACTTTGATCACCTCTGAGAGCTTCCATAATAGATTCAACACTTTCTAAATCAGTTTTACTGTAATTTTTATCACCAAGTAAAATCTGTGCTATTAAGTCTGGATTTTTAGTTATTAAATTGCCAGTTGATCGTTCAATTAATCCTTTTTGCCAACTGTATTTGTAGTCTCCTGGCATACTTTTAGCGATGCTACTCATAAGTAAATTACGATCAGCACCTGAGAATTTACTTTGATCACCGGCTGAATGTAATCCAAACTTCATATGATTAATATCATCACCAAACATAAAATCTGTTTGCGTTAAGCCTTGGTTAGTATCACCATTGATTGGAGTTTTGAAGTGTACTGATATACCTGATTTCTTAACCCAGTCTTTAGGATCATTACCTTGACTTTTAACCCATTTAGCTAATCTCTTTATAAGTTCATCTTTTGAAACAGCATTTTGATCAACTGCAATATCTAAATCACCACTTGATTCTTTCTTACCTACAGAACCCAATGTGTTACCAAGTAAGGGAAGTCCTGTTATTTGTTCAAGCCATTGTATTGTTGGTTTAATGTCTGATCGATTTATGCGTTGTGTTAGTACAGTGCCGTCGACATTTTTGAAAATATTGCCACCTTCTAATAGAAGTGATGCTAGTTCTATTACACGCACGTTTGTTATCCCTTAGGTTTACTCCTTTTATTTATTGCATTGGTAGCTGTAGCTTCTATATCGTCAATTGTATGTTTTATCAAATGATTATTAAGAACATGTTGTTCAGCAGCATCTAGATCAAATTCAGTTAGCTCAAAATTTTGTAATAGATTAATTAGTTCATCATCAGTATGATAAGTTTTTCCAAATTCTTTTAGTTTTGCTGCACCAGCGATATGTCTTGATATCCAAGGAGTTCTATTAAGCATACTCTCTAGTATTACTAATCCAAATCCTTCTTGATCACTATGCATTATGTAACAATCAGCTTCAGATATTGCGCTCAATACTTCTGCTTTGTCATCTATTAATAATGGTATTACTTTACCAGGAATAGCAACTGGCATTAAATTTGATCTATTGTCGTATCCGGTTGTAACTAAAACAGCATCTGGTATATTTGCTTGTACAAATACATCTGCTAATTCTATCATTTTCTTATTAGACCAATATCCGCCACAGCTTAGAAACATTTTCGATGTAATATTGTGGTTAGCTTTGAATCCAGGAGCACCTAAACTTTCTTGATACTTTATTCCGTGGCGAACATTTACGGCTTTGTTAGCTACATTGTTATTTTTAATATGATTGAGATCATTCAATGTACTCCATCCGAGATAAGCACAATCATTTAATGCCTTCAAGGCCGTTGGGCTATTACTAGGAAGTATCAACATATAAAGCATAGGAGAAGGTACATCCTTTGCAACTTGTAATACAAAGTTTTGTACAGCAACGTCGGCACCATGCACAATAATAAGATCCCATTTTAGAAGCAATATATTTGCATCGTTTGATACCCTTACGCCGTTGTAATCACCCTTATGCTCACCTGCTAATATAGCTACTTCATGCCCTCTTGATTTGGCTTCTTCCGCCATCGCTTGCACGAAATATTCAGACCCACCTGGATAAGGCGCATATCTATGAACTACCCACAATAATTTCATTAAATTTCTCCATATTAAATCTTTTTGAATTTATCTAGTAATAATTGATCAATAATCAAATCATCAACATTGCCAGTAAATTTATCTCTTTTCCATGACCAATTAGTATTCAAAGCTAAATGATGTGCATAGAACAATTGATTACTTTCAATCATTTGGCCATTGATATGATGTACCAACCATTGTTGATTCATAGTTATATTATTAGGAACCAGCATCCATTTATATCCAATTCCTGTTTTATAATTTGGATCAGTACAATAATAATTTCTGACATCTCTAAGTTTAAATGGTATAATATCAGCAGATTCTTTACGTATTATATCAAATGGTTGAATCCAAATACCTTTATATTTTAAGCAATGTACATTTCCGTTTGTTAAATAATTAGTAATATCTCGTAGAGTTATATTTTTAGTAACTACCATTTCATCGATATCATTATTTAATACTAATGCTGCATTACCAAGATATCGAAGTTTAGCATGTTCTAGCATTACATACTGACCGAAATCAGAATCCCATGGTGCAAAATCACTTCCTTGTGGACCATAAGGATATGGCCAATTGACTACTTGTATAATTGCACCAGTTAATTTTAATGAATATTCTAGTTTAATAATATCATAGTCGGTACTATTATTATCATATATTAAGAACCCTTCTACACCTAGTACATTATGATGATAGTTTATAAATTCTTGAATCCATTCAATTGGATTATTCTTTTGCAATGTAACCATAACTGATTTATTTTTAAATTCGTTTTCACTTTTATTAATTTTAATATTTGTAATGGTATTTGGTGTAAGTAAAGTTACTGTATTAGTTACTACATTTGTTGCCAATACAGTATAGCATACTCTATCTAATTCAATAAAATTAAATGATAGAGTGTTGTTATTTTCATCTTCAAATTGTGCATTTGTCTTTAGCCAATTTTTAGTATCATACAGTGGCGGGCCAATTAATACGATTATATTATCATTTATTTGTATAGCATCATACCATAAATTATCCCAATCGAAATTATCATCGAACTTCATACCGCCACAGTAATCTATTCGCAAATCTACTGGCCTGGCTGGTTCTCGTTTGAATCCCCATTCAGTTGGGTATGTTATATTACTGCAATAGCTGATCATACTTTATCTTTCATTAGTAATTTCAATTCGTTTATGTGAGAATGGTAGAATCCTTCGTTGGTAACGTCATTGTTTATAACGTTTTTTCCAAGCTTCATCTTGTTTAGATTTCTATGATTAAACAATTCATTACCTTGTCGATCGCGTTGTACCATTACAGTTCCGCCACCCCATTTTCCAAATTCATTATATATTCCCTTATGAAATGGCCCATACGGAATAAATCCATAGGGTGATGAAATCGAAAGATTTGTATGATAATTAATACGTGGAAAAATTCTACCGTTTCGTAAATGCCAATGTTGCCAGGCCATTCTGAATGTTTCAGAATCACCGCCAAAATGGTAGTAAATTTCACAATTATCTGCGTAATGTTTAACTAAGCGCATTTGTGACCAGCATCTTGGT